GCTAACGAGGCTTTAAGGTTTTTGCGGGGTGACCATAATTCGGTCATGTGTTTGCGAACTATCCCAGACTCGACAAGGAACCGTTTGTTGCTGCCGTTTATCTGCATAATGCCGTATGAGCCTGTGTATGGGTCGCGCTGGTTCCAAGCCCGGGCGAAGCCTTTAGACTCGCGCAAACATATTTGCATAAGCCGTGGCAAGTCTTTTTTCTGCCAGCCGACCTCTAGCGCCAATGGTTTGTAGCGGTTGCAGTTTGGTTCTACTGCCGCTCTGGTTTGTGTGGCCGGCATGAGTAGTGCAGCTGTGGCGAGTACGCCAAGTAGTCGTTTCATAGTTTCTGCCTTTCGTCGGGATAGGTAAAAACCTTAATGGTGTTATTGAGACTTTGCGCGCCTTTGCGCTAAAAGCCTTATGCTGTAACGGTTTTAACGGGCGGTGTTGGTGGCGTAACGCTTTTCCATGCCGCTACAAACGCTTGTGGGTCGTCGGCCATGGCGGGTGTTAACTCGACGTGTAGCCATAATCCACCGGGCGTGCCACCGTTTGCGGTTTCTGTCCAGTCTTTCCAACCGGGTTTGCCGTCACGATTACAACGCCAACCGCGGCCCCATTTCTCGGTGCCTTTTTTGGTGGTGCCGGCGTAGTCGTGGACTTCTTCAATGCCTAAAGTCTCGTAATTGGCTACCAACCAGTTAGCCCACATGGCGGCTGTGGCTTTGTCTTTGTAGCCGATGTCGGCCGCTCGGCCCGTCGCGTGCACTGATAGGCGGTCACTGCCGCGCATGTTTCTTACGGCCCAAGTGCCTAGGTTTGTAAAGCCTTTTTTCTTAATGATGTCTACGAACTTTTCGGTGCCTGGGCGTTTGCCTAAGGCTGCGCCGTCGCTGGTGCCGGTGTAGTTCATGGCCGGCTAATCATGTCGGCTATGCGCGTTAAGAGTTTTGCAGCTGCTTCGCGCACAATTTTTAGTAGGCCTTTTTTGTCGTCGTTATTCATCTTGTTTGCCTTTCGGTTTGTCTTTGAGCCCGTTTGCGCTGAGTAGGCCGGCAAGGCTGCCAGTGAGGAAAAGCAAAAGCGGTTGCAACGTTGCCCACGCCGACTTGTCATTATCCGAAACTTCGAGCGGCTGGGTTACAAATGCAAGATTGTATAAAAGAAAGCATGTCGCAAAAACAAATGTAAATGACAACGCGCAACCAACTACAAAAATTAGGCGCGCTTTTATTTGTTCATTGGTCATTCTTTCGGGGTGGCGCGGTGGCGGGATTATAGGCATTTGTCTGCCAGTATTCGAGTACTGCCAAGGCTGGCGGTGTCAACAGTTATTGTCGTTTCAGCGCGCAACGCTTTGTTTTTTGTGCGTACTTCTGGGCAGTTCACGCGCTCACGGTCTCCGCACGCTACAAGGATTGACGCAAACAAAAGCGCCACAAAACTAACCCGCCAAATCATCTAAGCCTTCTTCAGTCCAACCGCTAGCAAGTAACGCCTCGTATTCTTCTTCTGTCATTTCGCGCAACAAATCGTCTATTTGAATAAATGGTTTTGCCATCACTAAGCCTTTCGGTATCCGTACACAAATGCAGTTCCAGCAGTAAAGTTTCCTGAACCAGTCTGCAAGGTGAAACCTGTAAATGAAGAGGCAACTCTGTGTTCTCCTTGCATAGTGCCGTAATAATCACCGTCTTGATATATCCCGTTTGCAAAACGTGAATATGTTGTCTTAAAAGGATTTAATACGTCAAAAATCGCAACAGCCGGTTGAGATGCCCCGCTACAACCGCCGACATAACGCAAAATGCTTTGATTACTTTGACCGTTGCCCAAAAGAGTATTTGTATTTGAGTCGGCGTAGCACAAAACGCCGTAATATGCTGTTGTTGAGGAACCTAGACCAACAGCGATACTGAAGGCTGTTGAACCTGTTCCATTAAAAACAATGCGGTAGTTGTCGTAAGTGGATGAAAAAGCGTCAGTAACAACAAGCGATGAAGCCGTACCTGTGAGGCTTTGTTGTTTGATATACACAAGCCCGCTGTTCGCTAGATACGTGTTTGTGTCTGAAGCGGTCAACACTTCGCCAGTAGTAAAAGTTTTGATAGCCATTAGTACCCCAGTCTATTCAAGTCAAGTTTGCCGAAAGTAGCATTGTCAAGGATTAGGTAGGCGTTAAGGTCTGCGCCCGAGACGTAGTAGGTGTATCGAGCTTCGCCGGGCGTAATGCTGACGGCTACGCCTTCAATAATACAAACGTAGGTAGTGCCGCGAAACGTGACCGAAACCTGCACCCCCGGCAACTGGTACGGGGCCTGCAACGTGGAAAACGTGTTAGACAAGTCATAGAGCTTAAAGTCATTTTGTGCATTAGCTAAACAAGAAAAAGAACTGATAGCAAACCTTGGCGTTTTGAAGTTGTTTAGCAGATAGTTGGCATAGTCGAGCGCTTGCCCCGTAGAACTATTTAGCGTGTTTACGCTGTAAGTGCGGTAAGGTTTAGCGCCAGTTTGTACCGTCTGTGCTGCGTAAGACTCGGGGTCTACCGTTATTTCGGTGTAGTAGTTATCGGCGAGCGCGTCAAAGTTAATTCGGTCATAAACTTGGTTAGTGGCGTTATTAGTCGTGTCGCTAAAAGCAATTACAGCCGGCTCGGAAAAAAACGGGGTACGCACTGTCACGCCGTTGGCGTTGTCAACTAGGCGGCCGTTAATTGTTAGCGCAACGCTGGCCAACCAGTCGCCCCATGTGCCGTTAACTGTTGTCGCTGCAAGAGGCGTGTTAAAACCGTTGCCGGCTATTTGCATTTGCAAACCTGATGCGGTGCGAGCTGCTGAAAACTGGTTTAGTGCGGTGTCTGCTGCCATGGCGTAACCAGCACCAGAGACGCGCCCCGCTTGAGCAAACTGGCCTTCGAGTGTGACAGTTAAATAGTCGGCGTTTGCGACCCCGCCGGCGTATGGAATACCGTAGGCGAGCGAAACGTTTGTAATGTTGCCAATAAATTGGGCAATGTCAAAAGACGAGCCGGGTCTATCCCACCAGATAATGAGCTGATTGCCCGGTATTAAAAGTGCGCTAGGCGTGTTTGGTTGACGTATAACGACAGTGCCGGTCGTTGTCGAGTATTGGTCTAACTGGCTTTCGCGCCCACTCTTAAAAGACGCGCTTTGAACGTTGCCTAATGTGGTACGGCTGGTGCCGTCTGGTAGCTGTACGTCTACGTAGTATTGTTGTACGGCCATTAGTAGTTGTTGCTTACCTTGATGGGTACCGACCCGTTTTGCCGCATGTAGGTGCGTAGCGCGCTTACTACTGCGTTCGGGTCACCGCCGTTCACGTTAATAGTGACGCTCGATGAGCTGACGTTGCCACCGCCAAAACCTGACATGTCTTGATTACTGCTGGTGTTAATGCTGCCAAGCACCCCGCCAAACGGGTTAGAAGTCAACGTAGGCGTACCGCCAGCCATGACGGTGCCAAGGCTAGCGTCTAACTGCTGGCCAATTTCCGTGACGCTTGCCGGGTCTGCCGCAAACTTTAGTAGAAACTCGGTGTTAGCAATGACGCTGTTGACGCCTTCGACAATTTTGGTGGCTTGGTCAACGCCTGATTTGAACCATTTATCGGCTGTCAATTTTGCTATGCGGTCGGCAGCTGCGTTGATGGTGCCAGAGATACCTACCAGTTTGTCTATGGACGCTTTACCGCCGGCAAGTAGACCGTTAATTATCTCTAGGCCTACATCTGCCCCAGAGTCAAGAATGGACTTGAGTAGTGCGGGGTCGTCTAGCCCGGCTGCGATAAGTTTTTCTATGCCGGTAGCAAGTTTGCCAGCCTTGGCGGCTTGCTCGTCAAGTACACCAAAAAAGGTTTTTGCGCCTTCGCTGTCGGCTGCTGTAGTCCAGGCGTCGCCGACATTGAATATGCCGCGCACCACATCTCGGGTTGCGTTATAGAAGTTGTTGTAGGTGTCGGTTGCCTTGGTCAGTTGCTCATTGGCACGCATGAGCGCGGGCGCAAACTTATCTTTTACGAGCTGTGCTGCGTCTTCCAATGCGCGGGCGTAATCTTCGGCTAGTGCTTTCGCTGCCTCTTTTGCTGCCTCTGCTTGCCGTTTAATTTTTGCGGTATGCGCTGCCGCTTTTTCTTTAGCTTTATCGTTAGCAATGCCGGCTGCCGTGGCTGCCTTGCCGGCGGCTTCTTCAGCTGCGGCTAGTTTGTCTAAGCGTTCTTGGGCTAGTACTGGTGCCATGTCAAGCGCGTATTTGCGGAACTCGCTTAAATTACGCGACGCTACTGGCCCCATGACCGATACAAGGTTCATGGCCTTAGCCATTTCTTTCATCGAGTTAACGCTGAAATCCAACTGCTTTGTGAAGTCGGTGCCTACAGCCTTTTTTAGTTCTGTGATGCGAAACTCTGTACTTACTAAATCGTTTGACAACTGGCGCGCCGCGTTAAACATGTACGTAAAGCCGTTACGAACTTTTACTGCTGCGTTGTATAACTTGCCGTTGCTGCTTACGGTGCCGTCGGCCGCGTTACGAGTGTCTAAAAACTTTTGTTTGATAGTGTCAAGTACGCCGCCTAAACCTTTTTGGCCGTAAATGTCCACAAGTTTTGTGACATTCCGTAATAGTGAGTCAACAATGGGCAAGACTTTGTAGCCAATAGTTTCTACAAACTCGTCAAAACGTATTTTGACGTTCTTTAAGCGGCCTTCAAAAGTGTTCATGTTTGCAGCTGCCGCACCACCAAATTGGTCGGTTAACGCTTTTTGTGCTGCCGCAAAGTCTTTTGTTTTAATTATGTTGTCGTCGAGCGGAATACCTAACTTCTTTAAGCTCGTAAAATTGCCGTCGTACGCACGCCCAATAGCGGTGCTGACAGCGGTTAAATCCTTACCGGTTGCTATTGCCGTGTCGACACTTAAAGTTAAAAGGTCTTGGGCTTTTTGAGCGTCTTTCGTGAACCTCACCAAACCCGACAAAGCCGGCCTCAACTCGTCGTCGGTCACGTTTGTGGCTAATTGCGTCTGGTCTACAAACCTAGCCATGCTGGCCGTTACTTCATCGTTAGCGCCAAGCGTGCGTTTTAACTGTTGGGCTAAAAGGTTTGAGCTTCTTTCGTCTGCTGCTGCTGCCTTGGCAGCCATACCGAGACCGCCAGCCAATGCGGTGACAGCGCCAGCGGCGGGAAGCATTGCTTTTTGTAGCAGGAAACCAGACTTAGCGCCAAAACCTTGCAGGCTTGCAAACTCTTTTTTGGCGGCGTCAAATCCTTTCGTGTTGAGAGACGAAATAATCGGAATGTTGATAGCCATGGTTAGCGCGTCCTAGTCGTTACAAGGTTACGGTTAACAATAGTCATAACGCGCTCAACTATCTTGCCTACCTCGTCCTCGACGGCGGGTAGCACACTTTCGGCAGCTGGTTCTAGTGCGCGGGGCGCAGCTGCGGGGCCGACGTGCTCGCCTTCAGCTAAAAGGTTAGTAACAAACTGCCCGCCACCTCTGATGCCTGCATGGTCCCAGATAGCGCCGGCAACGTCGCGCTGCTGTAGAACCAGCAACTGGTATTGCGTCGCCTTAAAATCGGCTGTACGGCCGTTAGAGAACCTTACAGTGCGGGCACGCTGGCCACGTTTGCCAACCACAGTGCGAATGCCAGCGATGACACGGGCGCGTGACCAACCCGTGCCGTCGCGGCCTTTAATCATGTTGCCATTACCCATGCGCGACAACGGCGGGGCCGTCGGAATAAACGAGCGGGCCGCGGTCACAAGTCGAGTACCCGCGCCAGACTGAATGTCTTTAGTAATCTGCCGGCGTAAAACGCGGTCAACCTTGTTTATTTCCGCCAAGGCCTCTTGGATACCGTAAACCTGATAAGACGCGCTAGCGGGCATTTTTTTTACGTTGCCTTTCAAGTACATCTATCACGGTGGCTAAGTCTGGTAACTCAAAGTCTACACTTGGGGGCCACCAGCCCGTGTGTAATAGAAGCTCTGCTAACTGTCGCCGGATAGTTCCGGCACGGTAAAAGTTGCCGGCTCGCTGTCTACTACTTCTAGGTTCTCAATGGTGTTAATAAACGCGTCGAGCGACGCGGGCACAATAATGCCGGAGCGTTGGCTAGCCTCGTAAGCCATAAAGGCTAAATCTTCCATGCCAACGCCTGAGCCTAAGTCACTTGCGCGGCGCTTAAAGCGTCGTTCCCACGCAACAATGACGGCAAGGTTAGTGGTTACCTCGTAGGCATCTTCGTTCTGGCGTTGTACTTTGAGCCTTAACTGCATGTCGGGCTACCTTTCGGGTTAGTTGTTATCAGGTTACGTCTACGGTGTAGATGCCGCCGCGAATAACAATATCCATGGTGGCAAGTTCGCCCATTGACGCGTTCATGCTTGGCAGCGTTTCTAAATATCCGCCCGAGATAGTGAAGCCCGGGTTAGTTGCGGTGTACGTGCCGGGTGTCGCTGGCGCAGCTGGTGAAACAATAATGGTTGCAATTTGTGTACCGACCAGTGGTGCCAATGTTGCGTAAGACTCGCTTGATGCGTAGCTCGCATACATTGTTAACGTAAGTTCGTTGGACTGTAGGCCAGCAGTGTAAACGCGAGCAGTGCCACCAAATGCGGTGCTTTCAAGTGCTTCTACCGTGTAGTTCAATGTCACGCTTGTGCATTGGTCTGACACGTCAACCGCGCCGATGAGGACGTTTGGGTTTGAGAGATAGGTACTGGTTGCCATGGGGTTTACTCCTCGGGTGTTTCTTCTAGTTCTGTTTTAGCAGATTTTGCGGGCTTAGTGTGTGATTTCTCGACAATGAAACCGCCAGCCAAAAGGTAGGCGACGTCGTGGCCGTCTGGGTTAAAAGGTTCGCCGACGATGCCGACTCTGGGACTGTTTACTACGTACATGTTTTCCTAACCGGTTTGGGCCTGCATGGCTATGGTCAAGTCGTAGGCCGGATACTCAGCACCACCAATAATGGCAATAGTTGGGCGGCCGTCCTGAACACCAACTTTAGCGCCAATAACCTTGGCGGCAAGGTTCATCAGTGACCGTTGCGCGTC